GCTGACAACACTGTGGTTGATGTGCAGGTGTCTGAAATTGACTCTGCAGTTATTAACGGTGTAAAGCGTCTTGCTCTTAACCCTAAAGACGCAATTTCTGATTTTCCTAAATTTGAACTCGAAAAAACTAGCCATCAAGACGGCCCAGAGCATGAAGTAGTTTTTTGCAATGAGTTGATCCGCAACGTGGATGCGAATGCGAATGTTATCGCTGCTCAATACAATGATTTGTCATTGCTTGGCTTGCGGGTGCTAGCGGGCAAGGATTGGACTTCTATGGGTCAATTTAGTGCCTACATCAAAGAAGGTTTAGCGGTGGAGCGGCTGATCAATGACGACGGCACTACAGCTTCTCTTACTGCAAGCCGAGCCGCAACCAATAACTTTGCTGAGATCGCTTTTAACCTTTTGGTCAGTGATCGTTTAGGCGCAGGCAAGCGCATTCCTAGGAACACAATTGATCGGGATGCAATGGTGATTGCAGCCAAATTCTGCCGCGCAAACGGTTTTCGGTTTGATGGTGTTGTTGGCGACCGTGTCGGCTTGCGGACGTTTATTCAAACCAACGCAGCATTTAATTTGCTTGATTTCACTATTGTTGGCGGCAAGTTTTCTTTGACTCCCTCTGTCCCATACAACCCCGCAACATTTGTGATTGAGCCAGCGCAAGACATTACCAAAAATGTTAAGGCTCTGTTTACTGACGGGAACATGAAAGATATGCAGGTAAGTTTTCTGCCGACGCAAGAACGCCAGTTATTTAAAGCGACAGTTACTTACAGGCAAGAAGAGGAAAACGGGTTTTCGTCGCAGCGGATGACCCAGATACGTTTTAAAGATATTGACGGCGGTTCTGATGCAGACCCTGAGGAGTTTATAGATCTCACAAGCTTTTGCACTAGCGTCAAACACGCCAAGCGACTTGCCGAACATAAGCTGTTGTTGCGTAAGCACAGTGAGCACGACATTCAATTCAAAACGACACCTAGTTCTGCTCTTGGCTTAAGTGTTGGTGATTACATCAAAGTGATCTCAAACTCGTCACACACCAGCCGTTTTAATAACGGCAGTGTTGACCAGTTCGGTGGCGTCACTTCAACAACAACACTTGCTGACGGCACGTACACGGTCTTTTTCTGGCGGCCAGGCCAAACGCAGGTCGTTGAAGGCCAATTGCAAATTGCAAACGGCAAGACAGGCGACCAAAGCTTCTTTGGCTCAATTTTTACGATTAAGATGCAAAACCAGCAAAAACGCATCTACCGAGTGACAAGCCTGACTATTGACGACGAAGGCTTTGTGGAGATTGGCGGCAGTTTTCAGAAAGTAGACCAAGCCGGGAGGTTGGCTATTCTGAATCCTGAAAACACGCTGTTCGACGTTACGGACTGATGGCTGCAGTAAGTTTCCCAGCATTGGTCCCTAGTAGCCGCTCTTACGCGCCAGGGGTGTTCCCTGAGCAGCAATTTCAGTCCCAGAACGGTGCGGTCATTCGGGTCCGCTACGGCAACCAGCGATACAGCAGCAGCTTGTCTCTGACGTTCGCAAACATCACTGATGCAAACGCTGCCTTAATTTTGCAGAATTTTGTGGACGTAATGGATGATGACAATTACGCGGAGTTCAGCGCAAGCAATGTTGCCGGTGGTGCGTCTACTGAACTTGTCCCGTGGATCAGAGAAACCAACAGCTTGTTGAAATGGAAGTACGCATCACCGCCGTCAGTTGCAAGCGTTAAGCCAGGATTGAGTACAGTGACTTGTGAGTTCATTGGCGAGCTTGAGGGTGTCTGACCATGGCTAGGTATTACGCGGGTCAAGACGGTAGCGTCGAGCTTGGGGGCAACGCAGTGGCCAAGGTTGTTGAATGGTCGCTGGCTGCCAACACCGATGCACTAGAGGTGACGACGTTGAGTGAAGACGTAAGGGCTTTCACGGCTGGTCTTCGCACTGCCTCTGGGTCGCTAACTGTTCTGTATTACGACGACGCGCCCGTAAACTTATTGAATCAGGTCAACCAAGACACAGCAGCAAATGCTGCAATCACATCTACGGCAAGGTTGAAATTAAAGTTCGACACTAAGTTTTTTGAGTTTGATGCGGTGTTGACCAGTGCTGAATTGTCTTGTGTTGTGGGTGAAGTCATGCGGGTAAACGTGAGCTACACCATGAGCGGCGATTTCGTCAGCAAGTCACTATGACCGTCTTTGTAGGCAACTCAGGCGTTGTCAAACTGCGCCGAAGCACTCCTTCTGCTACTTTCACAAGTACAGTTGATCCTGGTGATGTAAACGTTTCTAAAAAGCGGTTTAGTTTCGACTTCCCGCAAGAAATGTTGCTGACAGGCGACTTGCTTCAAATTAGAAGCACAAACAATGTCAATTTGGCGTTTATCAACGCTTCCGGCTGGGACGGAGGCAGTCAATTGCCAGATGGGAACTGGTACATAAGCGTTGATGAGCTTGGTGGGGTTTGCCTTTATGACACGTTTGCCAATGCGTTGAACGGAGGCAGTTCAGGCAAAGTTACTTTAGCCGCGATCACCACAGCCATTCCGATTGAGGTTAAAAGCGTTCAGTCGCAGTACAACATTCTTGGCTTAGTTCGTTCGTTTGAGTTAAACAATGACCGAGAAGTCGTTGACATAACTGCTCTGGGTGATGAATTTCGCAAAAACGAAAGCAGCTTGATCAGCGGCAGCGGCAGGATTGAATGTCAGTTCCACTACGACCCGGACATTGCTGGTCTTGCAGTTGATTCAGAGGTGCCGAGCTATCTGCACGAATTGATCTTGCGGCAAAAACTTGGTGCTGAGTTTGACGCTGAGTTGCACATTGTCGAAAAAGGCAAGAACTTAGACGCAACAGGAGACCAGTTTTATTTTGAGTTCAAGGGCATCGTGACCAATGCTGCAATCGGCCTAGGGACAGGTCAGCTAACGGTTTCTAATTTTAATTTTGTGACCACTGGCGCGATTACGCCCAAGCTTGGGATTGGCCTTGTCCAGAACTTTGTCCTTAAGGAGGACACCGATCGCGTCCTGCTTGAGCAGCCTGGAGGCGGTAAGCTAGAGCTTGAAGATTGATCCTGTAGGGGCTTCAGGCAATGGCAGATCAGAAGATCACCGCCCTGACTGAACTTGCCGAAGCAGACGTTGCTTCGACTGACGTTCTGCCAATTGCTGACGTAAGCGCAAGTGAGACAAAGAAAGTCAGCGTAAAAAGCCTGGTCGAGCAAGGCGTTGATTTAATTGATGACGCCAGCATCCCAGCAGCAAAATTATCAGCGATCAGCCCTAGCTCGCTTGGTAGCAGCTCTGGGGCGAAAGAATTTATTGCGGGGCCTACTGGCGCAGGCGGTGCTTATACCTCAAGAGTCATTGCTGCCACTGATCTACCTGCTGCGACGGCATCTGCTCTTGGTGGTGCGGCGGCTGGCACTGGGCTCACATCTACTTCTGGAACGTTTTCTGTTGACCCTGCAACTGCTTCAAGCCTTGGCGGTATCAGCGTTCCAACTGCGTCCGGGTTAAGCGTTGATGGCAGTGGCGTTGTATCGCACCAATCCAGCGTCACTGGTCAAACTAAAAACGGTCTTACAGTCAACGCTTCTGGTCACATCACTGCTGTCGGCAGCATTGCAGCGGGCGATTTGCCTAAGGCAACCACTTCTGCAGTTGGCGGCGTTTTTATTGGTAGTGGTCTGAGCGTTACCGGCAGTGGTCAGCTGAATCACACTGACAGTATTACCGCTGGGACCACAAGCGGGATTACGTTTAACGATGCAGGTCACATCACTGCAATTACTGCGCTAACTGCAACTGATTTACCTGCGGGCACAACAACTGCAAAAGGGGCGGTTTCAATCCCCTCTGGAGCGTTATCAGTCAGCGGTGCCGGTGCGCTGACGCACGACACATCTGGCATAACCGCTGGCACGTACCCCAAGGTGACGGTTGATTCGCGTGGCCACATAACAGCGGGCACCACGTTATCTGCTTCTGATATTCCAGACATCAGCGCAGCCAAGCTGACTTCTGGAACAATTGGAACATCATTGATCGCCAATGATGCTGTGACGGGCGGGAAGCTTGCGGACGGTTCTAGCGTCAGATTTGCGGGCGCTCCAAACACGAACGGCGTTGTTGATTTCGGAACCGCTGACTTTAACGGCCAGTTTCTGTATGACGCATTCAACGAAAACCTTTACCTATACGACGGAAACGCTTTTAAGTCGATTGACATCGTCAGTGGTGAAATCGTGTTTGCTGGGACGTATGACGCTAGTACAAATCTCGTTGCCTCAGTAACTGCCAAGGGCACTGCGATCGGCCTGACTGTCGGTCAAGCATTGATTGCACCTGCAGCGAGCAACCTTAATCACTATCTCACCGTCAGCGTTTCGGGCACCGGCAGTGGCAACGCACCAGCCGAAGCACTTGCGCCGCCTGATTTCCTGCTTTCAACAGGTTCAAGCTGGCAAGTTCTTGACCTGTCAACGGCGTTAGCAGCTACAGCGGCAAACAACGTCAGTTTTTCGGCAACAGGCAGTATTTCAGCAACCAACGTTCAGGCTGCGCTTGAAGAGCTTGATACTGAAAAAGCATCACTTGCTGGCCCAACGTTTACTGGAACGACAACGTTTAGCGGCAACGTAACTCTCGGCACGTCGTCTTCACTGGTATTTGAGGGCAGCTCTGCTGATGACCATGAAACAACATTTGCAATAACAAACCCAACCGCTGATCGCACGATTACGTTCCCGAATGTCACCGGAACTGTTATTACAACCGGCGATAGCGGCACGGTCAGCAACACGATGTTGGCTGGCAGCATTGCGCTGACCAAGCTGGCAAACCTGACTTCTGCTCAGCTAATTGTCGGCAACGGTAGCAACGTGCCAACAGCGGTCACGATGTCTGGCGATGCAACGCTGGCAAACACTGGTGCGCTGACAATTGCTAATGACGCTGTGACCGCAGCGAAGCTAGCAGACACAAGCGTTACGGCTGCGTCTTATACAAACGCCAACATTACTGTTGATGCACAGGGTCGAATTACAGCAGCATCAAACGGATCTGCTGCTGGTATTGCTGATATTGCGGCTGACACCACACCGCAGCTAGGCGGAGACCTTGATGTCAATGGGAAGGACATCGTCAGCGTCAGCAATGGTGACATTGAGCTTGATCCAAACGGTTCAGGTCAAGTCATATTCAAAGGCAATTCGACTCGTGGTTCTGGTCAAATCAAGCTGAACTGCGAGCAAAACTCTCATGGCATTCTTCTTAAAGGCCCGCCGCATAGTGCAGCAGCGTCCTACACGTTGACCCTTCCTAATGACACAGGGACTTCAGGGCAGTTGCTCCAGACCAATGGCAGCGGTGTGACGAGCTGGACATCAGCCTTAACTTCTACTGGAATCACAATCGATGGGCCATATGAGCAAGTCGCTGAGGCGGTTTCTGCTTTAGACATTGATTTGAATGATGGCAACTATTTCACCAAGACCATTAACGGTAACTCAACCTTCACTTTTAGTAACCCGCCTGCATCTGGAACGGTTGGCAGTTTTGTGCTTGAGCTGACGCATACGTCTGGGACGGTGACTTGGCCTTCAAGCGTGAAGTTCCCTGCTGATACCGCGCCAACTTTGACTACAGGCAAAACGCATCTATTCTTCTTTGTAACTGATGATGGCGGAACGCGGTATCGCGGTGCGTCACTTGTCGATTACGTCAACTGAGGAAGCATGGATCCAATTGCCGCAAAGCTGATGTCTGCCGCGGGTGCTGCAGAAGCCCCTCTTTACGTTGACGACGTATTCTCGACGTTTGTGTATGCCGGCACTGGGTTTGCTAGCCAGACGATCAATAACGGTATTGATTTAAGCGGTGAAGGTGGTCTTGTTTGGTTTAAAAATAGGCAAAGTATTTCCGTCCACCGTTTAGTTGACACTGAACGCGGTGCAACTAAATCCCTAAGAACTGATAGTACCTCTGTCGAAAGTACTCAAACAGATGGTTTAACAGCGTTTACAAGCACTGGATTTACTGTTAGTAGTCATAGTAATTACAACGCACAGAAAATGTGTACCTGGACATTCCGCAAAGCGCCGGGGTTCTTTGATGTAGTTACATATACGGGGAACAGTACCGCAGGGCGTACTATTTCTCACAATCTTGGCAGTGTTCCAGGATTCATCATGGTTAAAGCAACAAGTGGGTCAAGCACTAACTGGGTTTGTTATCACAGAAGTCTTGGCAACGATTATGCAATTTACATAAACACAACTGAAAAAAAGGACGGACCAAACAAACCAAGTTGGGATCAGACTACCCCTACTTCTACAGAATTTACAGTAGGCGGTTGGGGTTACAGCGTAAATGACGCCGGTGTAAATTACGTCGCTTACCTTTTTGCCCATGACGCTGCAGAGTTTGGCACTGGTGGTAATGAGTCGATTATTAAGTGTGATAGCTATACAGGAACTGGTACTGGAGGACATTCTATTAACTTAGGATTTGAGCCTCAGTGGTTGATGATTAAAAACGCTTCCGACGATACTGGCCCCGACAACACTGACCAAGATTGGCTTCTCTTTGACAATATGCGCGGGGTTGTTCCTGCCACTAACCCATATTCTGGAGGTGATAAAACGCTGGTAGCCAACACATATAATGCAGAGGTTGGTTATTGGAAAGTAGAGTTCCACTCACGTGGATTTACTTTAAAAGGTCAAGACGATAACTGGTCTGGTGACGATTTTATTTATGTAGCAATCCGACGCCCGCATAAGCCACCTTCGGCTGCAACGGAAGTATTTAAACCTGTCGTGGCGTTCTCACGAGGAAATGTACCTACTGGTTTCCCTGTTGACATGGTGCTTTTCGGTGATAATAGTAACTCTTGGGGCTATAACTGGAATATTCAAAATCGGCTGACAGGAGGAACTCAGGTTTTAATTACGTCACGCACTATCTATCTTGAATTAGCTACTGCCACTTCAGAGTTTGATCATAGCGTCAAATTTGTAGATGGATGGGTTAGTGGTGGTACAAACGCTGTTTACGAAACCTTCCGACGCGCTGCAGGTTTTTACGATATAGTTGCTTACACCGGAAATAACACAGCAAACCAGCAATTTGCCCACAATTTAGGAGCTGTGCCTGAGCTTATAATTACAAAAGTCAGGAATAGTTATAATAGAAATTGGGCTGTTTATTCTTCAGTCACAGGAACAGGAAAGTGGCTTGAGCTTAATAATGATACGCAGGCACAAACTGGAAGTGGCAAATTTGATACAGCCCCTACAAGCACTATTTTTTACGTCAGCCATGACAGTAGTTTCATGACCGGCGGGGGTGGTAATTACGTCGCCCATTTGTTTGCAACTTTGAATGGAATTAGCAAGGTTGGAAGTTATACAGGCACAGGCAATGACATTGATGTTGACTGTGGCTTTACAGCAGGCGCTCGTTTTGTGATGATCAAGCGCACGGATAGCACTGGCGACTGGTACGTGTGGGATTCTGCGCGTGGCATCGTAAGTGGCAACGATCCATATTTTCTTATCAATGATGAGACAACATATTACGGTTCAGTATCAGGCACTGATTACATTGACCCACTTAACGCAGGATTTACAGTAACTTCATCCGCCCCTAATGCTCTTAATGCCAGTGGCGGCACCTACCTTTTTCTTGCTATCGCCTAATTATGGAAATCCGCAACCGCTCTACAGGTGCTCTTATCACCGACAGTCAGCTTCGTGCTGACAACCCGAACACGTCATTTCCCAAGCAGATCACAGCCGAAATTCTTGATGGGTTTGGCTATGACCCTGTGCTGAACGGACCTGCTGCGACAGTATCTGGACCGTATGAAGTCAGCACCCGTGATGGAGTTGAGGAAGTCAAAGGTCAGTGGTTTACCAAGTTCATTGTGGGTCCTGTTTTTGCAAACAGCGACGATGAGACTGCTTACCGAGCCAGCGTTGACAACCAAGCTGCTGCAAGCGTTCGTGCAGAGCGTGACCGCAAACTGGCTGCTTGTGATTGGACCGTTTTGACCGATAGCCCATTGACTACGACCAAGAAAACAGCTTGGAAGACGTACCGTCAATCATTACGAGACATCAGTGCAGCAGAGGGTTTCCCCCATACGATGGAATGGCCAACTGAGCCATCTTGATGCAGCGCCCTGACCCTATGATTCCCTGCAAGCCAGGAGCAGAGGACATCGAAGCAATGGCAAACAGAGTGCTCTGGTTAGATCACCTTTACGTGCGAGATGGTCGCGATGATCCTGGCCATGAATTTCATGGTCTCTACACTGGTCTTGCGATCAAGTATCAAAACCAATGACAAAACTGCTTGCAGCGACGTTTCTTGGTGTGGGATTTGCTTTTGGTTCAGCTTGCCTGTCACATCCTGCGCCTGTGCCACATAGGCACGATTTAAACGATGTAGGGGACATAGGACAAAATGGACACCTTTGCATTACCGAACACACAGAAACCGCCTACTGTGGTTGCGGAAAAAACGTATCCCACGTTCACTAATGATCAGATCAATTGTTTTTGGTGCAGCCGCTGGCGCTCTTGCCTTGGCTCCCCTCTCTGCAATCGCTGGCCCATACGCCAACATTGAGGCGAACGCTGGTTGGAGCGGAAGCGACTACAGCGGGTCAGTAACCGATCTGCATGTGGGTTGGGAAGGTGGTGACGGTGTTTACAGCTACTACCTGCAAGGCGGACCAGCAATTGTCATGCCTGACGGCGGCGATACTGAGATGGAATTTTCCGGCAAGATTGGTGGCGCAGTTGCTGCTTCTGAGAAGCTTTCCGTTTACGGCGAGATCTCAGGAATTACTGGCGACGACAACAACAGCTACGGCGGAAAAGCTGGCGTCAAGTTCCTGTTTTGATTAGCCTGCTAGAGCGGACCTGAACACACCCGCAGCCTCCCGGTGGGATTTAAATCCTCACACCAAGCCGGGAGGTTTTTTCTTGGAGACAACCATGCAAAAGTACATCAACATTTTGGCGGTAGGCGGATTTGCTCTCGCTGCTGCTAATACTGCTCTTGTTGTAGTTGCTGTGGTGCGTGGTCCGGCAATGATTGAGCAGAACCTCGACAAGATCCAAGCCTTGATGATCGAAAAGATGCACAGTGCTCTGAGCGACTCTGTGACTGAGGCAATGCCCAGCCAAGTCAAAGAGCTAATGCCTAGTACGACTGGACCTGCTTTGCCGTTCTGATGCGTTGCTCTCGGTATGAAATACGTCTTTAGCACTGGCGGTGGCGTTCAATCGACGGCGTGCCTAGTGCTGGCGGCTCAAGGACGAATCCCCTATGACACATTCGTTTTTGCCAATGTTGGCGATAACGCGGAATCACCTCATACCGTTGAATACATTCGTCTAGTGGCAAAGCCATACGCCAAAAAACATGGCATTAACTGGGTTGATGTGGCGAAAGTTGATCGCAGTGGGAAGGAGTCTGATTTATATGACGATTGCATAAACAATGAAAAACAAGTTCCTTTGCCTATGCACTACAAGCATGGTGGCCTTGGCTGGAGATCGTGTACAACAAGATGGAAAATTGAACCCATTGCAAAATGGATTAGACACAATGCACCTGGATGCACATTAGGGGTTGGCATAAGCACTGACGAGCCACACAGGGCCAAACCAGCCCGTGATACTGATGGTTATGTAAAGGGCTATCCGTTAATTGAGCTAGGTATTGATCGCTTGACGTGTTTGCGGATTGTTGAGTCTGAAGGTTTGCCCCAACCACCTAAATCAAGCTGCTGGTTCTGTCCGTATCACACCACTGAAGGATGGACGCGACGAAAACGAGAAGACCCTGAGTTGTTTGAAAAAGCTGTACACCTTGAAAAGGTTTTGCATGACAGGTCAATCGCTATGGGTAAAGACCCTGCTTTCCTCTCGCGTCACGGCAGACCGCTCAGCAGCTGTATCCCTGATCAGCTTGGCCTGTTCCCTGAATGGCTAGACGAACAGGATGGTTGTGAGTCGGGGTACTGCATGACGTAGTTGATGCCTGAGATTCCTGAAATTGGCATTGGCAGGGTTTGGATAAACGCTCCGGTCCTGTCAGTACCTGCTGCTCCGCCTGTCACGGTGAATATCGGCGTGCCAACAATCGACATGCCAGCATTTGACCCAATGGACTTAAGGCCGACTGATCCGCCAGTTGACCCAAAGTCGCCTAGATTTATATTGCCAAATGTGGCTGGGGCGTCTGAGTCATCGACGCCTGAGGCACCAGAGCCTCCATCGCCAGCAACGTTTCAGCTTTTGCAGGCTGCTGTTGACGAGGATCCAAGGTGCCCGCCGCTTCGTGCAAAGGAAGTCGGAACGCTTGTCCAAAATGGTTCAAAAAGAATTTCTGGCTACGAGATACAAGACGGTAAATGCGTCGTCCTGTATGAAGAGATCACGTTGCCTGAGCAAGTTATAGCAGCAATTCCGTCACTGCCGCAGGTGACAACTGTTGGGGTAACTGCTGCTGTTGGTGTGACTGCAGCGTTAGCAACACCGTTTTTATTGAAACTAGTCAAACCTATCGTGAAAAAGATAGGCAAAAAGATCAAGGCTTTGTTGGGGCGTAAGGCGAAACCTGTAAGCGTGTTTGAGCGGAGGCGGGCTCAGCGGTTGGCGCGGAAATAGCGTGTCTGTGCGGTAAGACTTGCCCTGGCTTCGGTTTAATGACAACGTCTGCACAGATGGCAAAGTAAGGCGATTTAGGGTGAAATTCGATGCCCTTGAGTTTTAGGTCTCCACAATTCTTGAGCCTAGCGATTTCGTATTCGAGCCTTTTTGTTTCAACGATCTGCTGATGCATACGGATATTGGCATCAACCATTGCTTTGCAACGCTCTTGAAGCCCACCATCTAAGGGAATTGTGGCTTGGAGCGACAAACCGCCTGACCAGTTGTGAGTATCTTTTTGACCTGTCCTTTTTCGCATGTGATAGAGGATTGATCCAGGATTGTCGAGTAACCCATCCTCATCAAGATCAGAAAGATCGTATACGGGATCAAAAAAGTGGCCCACGAACGGATCTTGCCAGCTCTTGGTTCTGTTGACATAAGGAGTGACGGTAAGTGTTGGGCCTTGGCATTGGATGCCGTTGCCGTAGGTGTTTTGGAATGCTGCGCTAGGCGCAATCATCACTGCTTGATTTGTGACGCTGCCAGAGCTGGTTGCTGATGGAGCGGCAGTAGCAGACACGCCGCCAATGGTTTCTGCGTTGGCTGGTGACGCCAGGGCTACTGCGAGAAGGTAGAAATAGTGTCTGTGATTTGCTTGATTTCGGTGACGCGCTCGATGGTGGTTACGTTGCTTAAGCCTGGACCTGAGTAAGTTTCCACAAACTGAAAAGCAGCTCCGGGTTGGGAGATTTGCCAGTCCGGCTTGTTGTTTACGTTTAAAGATGACCATTCTTTTACGCTTGTTGTTCCTGGAGTAAGGCTGGCTCCATTTTTAGGCTCGATGTTAGTGCCACTGACAGAGTATTCCCAACCAGTGCCATAAGACTCGCTGACAATTGTTTCAGTGACATTGCTAGTGGTTTCAGTGTGGCTCGTCATAGAACCTGTGGTGAAATTAGGCACCACTGGAGCGGAATCGACTGGTTTGGCAAAAGCAAAAGCTTCGCCTAGCAGTCCGCAAAACAGCAAAAGTAGGACACGCATCAGTCGATGGTAAGTTCGGTTACAAACTGGCCGATGGCAAGGGTATTTGCTCCCCCGGCAGTCACAGTAAGTGCCCCGGATGGCGATAGTGTCCCAGCCAAGCTGCTTGCAGTACCTGCCGCTGTTGACTGAAGGCTGCCAAAATTTTGTACAGCCCCTGTAGTGGCCGCTGACGTTGGAATTGCGTCTGCTTGTGTGTATGACTGGCTGAAGCTGAAAGCGTTGCCGGGTGTGTCTTGGGTTACAGCAATGGTGCCAGGGGTGTAAACGCCAGAGCTGATGGTTCCAGCTGAGATGGTGTTTGCCGTATGTCCGTCAGTCGTGTCAACGCCTGAGCCTGAGATGCTGAACGAGCTGCCGATGCGATTTGCGGTGGTCATCGCACCGCCCACTTGAAGCGATATTGAGCTTTGGATTTTGTGTGTCAAGTCAGCTTGCGCTGCTGGAGCGAAAGCCAGCAACGTGATCAGAGGCAAAAAGCGTTTCATTTTGGTGGCTCCTTTGACTCAATCTTAGGCGGTTGTTTTTTCTGCTGGTTAGCAGCTTTGCGTTCAATACCAAAAGAAGCCATTGCTCCCGTAAGCAAACTAGCCACGAAGGTGTTGTCCATTTTCATTTGGGGAAAGAATCCCAAGTAAGAGACTGTAAGCAGTGTCGCGCTCCATACCAAAACAGCGCATTTCACAATGTCCGCGATGGCAATGCCATCCTTTTCTTGATTTTCTTGCGGTTCTGCCATGATGGGCCTAGTGCTGAGGTCGGAGCATGGTTGAAGTTTGGGCTGCTGCAGCTGGTGCGTCAATCACCGTCGCTGGTCTTGGCGTCACTGGGCTAAGGCAGCAGAACCAACAGGGCAGGGATTCGTTAGTGCGGCTTACTGCTGCTGTGGACAACCTGAGTCGTCAGCTTGACGTGCTCCACACAGACATCAGGAGCGTCAATCAGGAAGTCTTCGCGAGGTTGGGCGATTTAGAGCAAGCAGTCGCAAGACTTGAGGGGCACGCGAACAGAAACTAGACTTTCAGTAGTCGAACAATTCCAGTGTTCCTGATTCTGAAACCAATTCTTTTGCGGTTTTTGCGGTCTGAAAGTTTGAAGCGTTTGATTGTAGATCTTGTTAAAGCGTATGCAAAACGCTCTGACAACACGGATGATGACGCTGTCGCCTCGTTTTTAGAAAAGAACCTATTTCCGCCAAGGGCTAGCAAATGATTCGCAAGCGGGTCATCTTCGCCGTGTTGCTAGGGATGATGACGGTGCTGTCTGGCGTAGTTTTGACTTCTGGTGCCCTGATTTATTACACAGGTTTCCTTGATGGCAACAAACGATGTAGCACGGCAGGATTGGTGCGATGACGCCTCGCCTTAGGAATCTGATGGCGCTTGCACTTTTGCCGTTCTTTGAGTTTTTTCGTGGAACGCCCCATCAAGCAGCAGCAGTAAAAGAGCTGGAAGATGCTCTGCCGCAAGAATTGTTAGCTGAGGATGCAGCGTGGTTCGAGGCGTGGAAAGCTAGCGGCATTGCTCAAAAGGCGGTGGTCCCTTATGTCCACCAACTGGATTTCAACTACAAGGGGCATCGGCGGTGTTTAGACGCATCAGCGGCAATGTTGGCTCTTATGTACGGCAAGGTGAAAAGCGCCGAAGAGTATGGGGAGGTACGGAAAAGGTTTGGCGACACGACAGACGTGAAAGCCCAAGTGAGGACGTTGAGAGAGCTTGGACTGCACGCCGAGTTCAGGAATGATGCAGACGGCGCATTAGTCGAAGCAGAGATTGCCAGCGGTCGCCCTGTTCTTGTGGGCTGGCTGCACAAAGGCAACATGCTTCGCGGCGAACCACCAGTTTGCAGCTCGCTGAATTGCGGGCATTGGAGCGTGATTGTGGGCTTTGAGGGAACCCAATCAACGGGTGACGCTCAGTGGGTGATGCACGATCCAATGGGCGCTCCAGATATTGAGCGTGGTGGGCACCCAAACCGTTATGGCGGCAAAAACGTCAAGGTACAGCGTGGAACGTTTAAGCAACGCTGGCAAGTCGAAGGCCCTGGATCGGGTTGGGTGATCCTTGTGGACGACGAATGATTGGGGCGCTGCACATGGTTCTCGCGCCATGAGCTAATTAGCAGGCCGGGCACCCCTGCAAGCCTGACTGACCCGCTAATGAAAGTGGGAAATCCAACGGTACACAAAATCTGATTCAATGCCCGTTTCAAAAGAGTTCAAAAGATCAAACGCGCTGATCGTGCGTTACCGCCACCCGCGTGAGGGTCCACCGAGCTATTTAGTTTGGGAACCTGAGAAGAGCTACATCTGTCTGTCACGGGAAGAGCTGTTGAAGGCTGTGAAGTGGCCTAAATACACCAGCACTGGAGCGGCATTGCGCCAATGGATTGAAGAGGTTGAGGTTGATATACCGCCAGACCCAGAGCCAGTGCAATGAATCTGTATTGGCTCTGGTCATATCTGGTTGCATTTTGGACCACTGTGGTCATGTCTTGTATGCAACCTGTGAATTGGAGTAACTGCTGGCCCCCTGACTGGCTAATGCAGGGGGTACATGATTACATGCGTGCAAGGGCTCCTTACTCCGAGGAGCGCAAGATATTGCAATCTTTGGAGAAAACCGATGGCCTGGGCGGACTGGATGGTTGTCAAACAGACCCTTGAGGAGGAGCTGAATCTGGAACGTCAAGTCCGAAGCATCAGCAATACCGAAGACCTGCACACGCTCCAGCAGCTGTGTAGTGCTTTGACCAGGCAGAACTGGCATTATTCAAAACTGCTGAAGCAGGCTGTGGGGCGTGTGGCTGAACTGGATGTGCAGCGTATTTGTGACTAGCAAATGTCGTTGAGCTTGTTTTTAGGGTTGTCCATAAATTCCTGATCTCGCTTCGTCCTGGCATAGAGGTAGGCGTCAAGGTTGGTGCCAGGCTTAGGTCCAGAGCGTTTGAGCTTGGTGACTTTGAACTCCTTGGCAGGAGTGAAGCTAGGTTTTTTTTTGCGGTAGGGCATTTACTCGGCCTTGGGTCTCAGTCTTTT